TGTCGGCTCAACTGGGTGTGTCAGTCTCGTTGGGACCAACGGCGCATATCTCGCTTTCACCGGTGTCAAGCTGGAAGTCGGGACAGTCGCCACACCCTACAATCGTCAGTCGATCGCCAAGAGCTTAGCCGATTGCCAGCGATACTTCGAACGATCTTATGATCTGGGAGTGGTGACAGGAACAGCGACGGGCAACGGGTCCTTTCTACTCTACATCGCTGGGCTAGTCGCCCAAGCAAATCCATTGAGCACGTACATCTCCTACAAAGTTCAGAAGCGGGCCGCTCCTACGGTGACGATCTACTCTCCTCAGACCGGCGCATCAGGCAAGCTATACAGCGCTAATGCAACAGCGGACGTAAACGCGGTTCTCTTCGCTGCTGGAACATTCGGAATTTCGGTGTATGGAACTGAGGGCGTCGCAGCCGCTTCTGTCAATCTGCGCGGTCAGTGGACCTCGCTGGCGGAACTGTGATGGCGATTGATTTCCCAGCCTCGCCGACGAACGGTCAGCAGTTCACCGCTGGCGGTGTCACTTGGACGTGGAATGGAACCACGTGGACAGTATCAAACACCGGAGCGGCGATTAGTTTCGGCCCGACTCCGCCCGCGAACCCAGTCCCCGGATCGCTGTGGTGGGATGCCAATGGCGGTCAACTTTTCTTCTACTACGACGACGGGAATACGAAGCAGTGGGTCGTCGCCATCAACAGCGGCTCGGTCGGGCCCCAAGGTGTGGCGGGTCCACCCGGGCCGCAGGGTCCACCCGGCGCTGACGGCGATGATGGAGCGACAGGTCCACAGGGTCCGGTTGCGCCCCAGGTGGTCAACGATAACCTAATCATCAATGGAGACATGAGAGTAGACCAGCGCAACAATGGCGCTGCGGTAACGGTGGCTGGTTATTGCCTTGATCGCTGGCAACTATCGGCGACCCCAGCAGGGAAGGGACAGTGGCAGCGGGTGGCGGGCGGCGCGGGAATTCAGGCATTCGGGTTCGGTTACTACTTCAACTACACTGCGACTTCAGCCTATGTCTTCGCGGCTACTGAGTATCAGTTCTTCATGCAATCTATCGAGGCCGACTTTTTAGCCGGACTAGCGTGGGGAACGCCGGGTGCACAACCGGTTACACTGTCGTTCATAGTCAACTGCTCCATAGCCGGGACATACGGCGGAGCAATTCGAAATCCTGGTACTTCCACTCGCTCATTTCCATTCACATTCTCGGTCCCGGTAGCGAGCACTTGGACGAAGATCAGCATCACCATTCCCGGCGATACCGTCGGCCCGTGGACGTTTCAGGGAAATGCCTCCGGAATGACCATTGGCTTCGCGACCGGGTGTGGTGCGAACTTCAGCGCTCCGGGACCCAGTGCGAATACATGGGTGGCAGGCAACTTTCTCAGCGTCGCCGGCGCAGTTAGCATCAACGCCGTCAATGGAGCGGCTTTCAATATCACAGGCGTCAAGTTTGAGATCGGCTCAGTCGCAACGCCCTTCAATCGACAGACACTGGCTGAGGCGCTCACGGCTTGTGAAAGGTATTATCAGCCATTCACAAATCTGATGCTCTACACGTATGCTGGTGCCGGTGCGGCTGTCTATGCTTCATGGACCCATCGCACGGCGATGCGCACAACTCCGACTGTGACTTTCTCGAACATAAATTACAGCAACGCATCCGCTCTTGCTCTGTGGACTGCCAACTCACAGAATTTTGGGGTTAACATAACCTGCACAGCAGCAGGGAATTGCTACGGTTACTTCTTTGCCTATGCACTTGCGGAGATATGAGATGACCTATACCCAAGTCTGGGACCCGATGCGGGGTCAACCTCACGAGGAGATGATCCAGCGAGATGAGGATGGCGCATTCATCCCATTCGACCCGGGCAATATGGACTACCAGGCGTATCTCGTGTGGCTCAGTGAAGGCAACGAGCCGACGCCCGCTACGCCGCCAGGAACAACGCTGCCTGCATGATTGACTTTCCGGCCAACCCGTCGAATGGTCAGACGTTCACCAGTGGCGGCACCACTTGGCAGTGGGACGGCGTCAAGTGGGTTGCGACGGGCGCTGGCCCCTTCCTTCCGCTCGCGGGCGGGGTCATGGCGGGGCAGATCACTTCGATCACTCCGGTTGCGGCGACTGACGCGGCCAACAAAGGGTATGTCGATAGCCGGGGCTCGTCGTCGGCTTCGGTAGCCACGCCAATCGGCGGTATCATCATTTGGCCGACAGCGACTCTTCCAGCCAACTATCTACTGTGCAATGGCGGCGTCTACAACATCACTGATGCGCCCCAACTGGCGGCAGTCATCGGCGCTGCGTTCGGCGGCAACGGCACCACGACGTTCGCGGTCCCCAATCTCCTCGACCGCACCGTCGTCTGTGCGGGTAATACCTGGGGACTGCGCGCGGCGGGTGGCGAGATCAACCACACTCTGGCTGCTGGGGAGATGCCCGTTCACGCGCACGGTGTCTCCGACCCGACGCACGCGCACAGTCTTGCTGACCCCGGTCATAGCCATGCTATCGGCGATCCAGGTCACGGTCACGGCTTTCCCGATCCCGGCCACGCGCATGGCGGGACGATGCGACAGACAAGCGGTTATTTCTCGCTCGCGGCGCAGAACCCGCAGATCACAGCGAGCAGCACGGATGGCTCGGGAACGGGGCGAACCATTCAAGCGGCGGGCACCGGTGTTTACACAGGTGGTGTGGGAACCGGCATGGGCGTCTACGGCGCAGCCATCGGCATCGGCATCCAGAACGCAGGTGGCGGCGCAACGCACAACAACATGCCTCCGTTCATGGCGCTCTACTACTGCATAAGGTATTACTGACATGGCACTCGATGCAAGTGGTCGTCCCATTCCGGTCAGCATCCCGGACCCACCTCAACACAGCGGGCATCCGTCGGAAACGGATATCCAGTTTATGCTGATGGCGAAGAAAGCTGACGACGCTCTTCGCTCGGCTGCGGATCTGTCGCGGCGCGTCAATGATCTCGAGAAGAGAATTGGTGATATCCTCAACGCCAAGCTCGCCGAGTTTGGAAAGCAGTTCGAGACGATGATGGGCGAGCGGCTTAAAGAGGTTCAGAAGCAGGTCGATGCTATGATCGCGTCGCACCCGTACATCCCACCGCCACACCACCACCATGACTCCGGTCAAGGTCACTGAGCAATTAGTCGAGAGGGCTAAGGCTCTAAGGATGAAAGGTAAGACACAGGAGGTTATTGCCATCGAGCTGAAAATAACTCAGGGTACTGTCAGCCGAATTTTACGCGATCACGGATTGGGCGGCCATCTCATCAAGAGGGTCCGAAAATGATCATGCTACGGAGTGGGGTGTATGAATACCGCGGATCCAGTCGGCCCATCGTCGGCTGGGGCTATCAACCCTCCTCCGATCCCCAAGGTGCTCGACTATCCGGGAATGATGACAATCATCTTCGGAGTCACGTTCGTAGCTGTTCTACTCTTTGTCGCGGGCAAGTTCGATCCGACCGGCGGCACGCTGACTATCAGCTTGCTGGTAGTGGTCGCTTTCATCGGCTTGGCGGCGTTCAGCGTGTTCTTCACTGTGCCGACCGACGAAATAACAAGCGCGGTGATTGGAGGGCTGGTGGCGGCGTTCGGGGGCGTAATTGCTTATTGGCTTAGCAGGGGGAATGACCATGGGACTCACTGAGGAGGCGGGCAAAGTCGGCACCGCCGCCGTTGGCGCGATGTCGGCTCAGCCGCTCGCCATTGCGCTGCTCGTTGTTAACATCGGGTTCTTGGCCTTTGCTGGGTTCGTGCTCGGCGAGGTTGCGTCCAACGCCAGCGAGCGCAACAAGCAACAGATGGAACTGATCGCGAAGCTCGTCACCGATATCCGCGATTGTCGTCAAGGACCGCATTCATGACCAACCTCACACCCAACTTCACTCTCGAGGAATTCACGGACTCGCAAACGGCGGCGCGTAAGGGCATTCACAATGTGCCAGCGATGGGCAGTCCCGAGCGGGCGAACCTCACGCGCACTGCTGAAGTGATGGAGAAAGTGCGGACCCTTCTGGGCGACAAGCCGATCTTGGTCAGCTCGGGTTACCGCAGCCCTCAAGTTAACACGGCTGTCGGTGGCAGCAAAAACAGCGCCCATGTCTACGGGCTGGCAATCGATTTCAGTTGCCCGGGTTTTGGGACGCCGAAAGCGATCTGCCACAAATTGCACCCACACATGAAAGAACTGGGTATCGACCAGCTCATCCATGAGTACGACACGTGGGTTCACCTCGGCCTGACTCAGGCTGATCCGCGCCACATGGCATTGACTATCGACACCAAGGGCACCCGCCACGGGTTTGCATAAGAGAAAAAGTTGTTTTATTTTCGTCGCGTCCGTGTATTATACCAGATCAAGGACGTAAAATTTACGACCTCTCACCCGGGGAACCAAAAAATGCTGCACAACAGACTCCTCTTGACGACTGCGCTCCTAGCGGCGCTCGGCGCTGCGCCCGCTCATGCCACTCTCCAGATCGCCTTCAGTGATGGTTCGACCGTGGTCACCTGCGCCGACGGTCAGGCATGCGATCTCGCTGGCCCGAGCAACAACGTCATCATTCTCAACACGACAGTCGGCGGGTTCCACATCATTGGCACTGTGGCAGCCCGCG